ATAGGCTATATAAATGGCAGTGTTACAGGAGTTGTAGGTAATGGTATATCTACCACACTTACAATGTACAACGGCACTGCTACAGGGTCAATGTCAAGTGGAAATCAAATGCACCTCGGTTTGACTTACATTACAACTTAAACAATTATCTAGCGTGGATGCGCTAGTGGAGAAACAACATGGCATTAACCAAAGAAGTAACACAAGACAAGATTGAAATCGTAGGCGAGTTTAAGCACGTTCAAGTACGCACCAAGACAGCAGTGCTAGAAGATGGTGTAGAACTATCTAGCAGCTTTAGCAGACACGTTGTTAGCGCAGGTGATGACTACTCAGCAGAGTCTACAGAAGTACAAGCAATCTGTGCAGCAGTGCATACCGATGCTGTGGTGGCTGCTTACGCTGCTCATTTAGAAGCCTCAACAATAGGAGAATAGCCCATGAGTAAGGCAAGAGAGTTATCAGACTACACAGGGCTGCAAGCAGACATCACAGCAGGAGACACCGCAGCTAGGGCTGGCAGGAAGAACCTTATTATTAATGGTGCTATGAATGTAGCACAAAGAGGTACTTCACTTACTGGATTATATAACGGCACAAATTATCTAATAGATAGGTTTTCTTTTGGTGGGGGTACTACAGATGGGCGAGTAACCATGACGCAAGATTCGGATGGCCCTGCTGGATTTGCTAACTCCCTTAAACTAGCTTGCACTACCGCAGATACAAGCATTGCTGCTGCTGATGAAAATTACATTATTTATAGAGTTGAAGGTCAAGACTTACAGCAACTCAAAAAAGGTACTTCAAGTGCAGAGTCTATGACGTTATCTTTCTATGTAAAAGGTAATGCTGCTGCAACTTATACTGCTGAGTTTTATGATGCAGACAACAACCGACATAATGGTCAGACGTTTAATGTAACTACAAGTTGGAATAGGGTGACATTGACTTATGCACCTGACACCACAGGTGCTTACACTGATGACAACACTATAGGTGTGTATATCATTTTTTGGATTCATGCAGGGAGTAATAGTACATCAGGTACTTTTACAAGTAACTCATGGGCGGCGGCTGTCACAGCTAATAGAGTTAGTGCGTCTAACACATCTTTCTTTGATAGCACTGCCCGTACTTTAAACATCACAGGAGTCCAGCTTGAAGTTGGCTCAGTAGCCACAGACTTTGAGCATCCTCGTAGCTACGGGGAAGAGTTACATCTTTGCCAACGCTATTATGAAATTATTGCTGATGGTGGTAGAGCAAATGACTCGCCCTACTTTGGAGTAGGTCAAGGTGTTAAGTCCGATCAAATAAATTGGTTCTACGATTTTAAAGCAGAAAAACGAGCAGCCTTTACATTGATTGTTCCCACAGTAACTAATGGATACCAAGCTAAAACCCATACCACTACAATAAGTGGTAACAGTTTAGGTTTTACATCAGTGCATCAAAGTTTGCATAGCATAATGGGGTATATGACAAATATATCAGGAGTGACGGAACAATCCTGCTGGCAGATGCAATTAAACGGGGCGGCAGCACATATTGCTGTTGATGCGGAGTTATAGAGATGGAAATACAAACAGTAAAAATAGAAAATGATGGTTTCAGAGTTAATGGAAGTATGTGTGTGCCTCCAAGTTTAGACAATGCTGATTACGTCAAGGTGGTGGCATGGATTGCAGAGGGTAACACCCCTACTCCTGAGTTCACTGATGCAGAGATTGCAGCTAATACTCAAGCAGAACTTAACGTAACCAGCCAAGCCTACTTAGCATCAACCGATTGGTACATCACACGCCACGCTGAGACAGCAGTAGCAGTGCCAGATGAAATCACAACAGCCAGAGCAGCAGCTAGGGCAGCTATCATTTAATTAAGGAGAATAACTATGCCTCAAGGTAAAGGTACATATGGGACTACGAAAGGTCGTCCACCAAAGAAACCTACTAAGAAACCAAAGAAGAATAAGTAGATGTGGTCAATAATATTGGCAACAATGTTAGCCAGTGGTGAACCTCAAGTACCTACGATAATGTCTAGCTACAGCACACTTGATGGTTGTAGGAAAGAGTTATTACGTGTAGGTACAATAGGAGGCTACGAGCCTGTAGTTAGTCCAATGGTAGGACTTGCAGTGGTTAAAGTAGGAGCTACAAAGACTATAACGGCATTCTGTATTAAAGATATGCGGTCTATTTAATGTGGTCTACTGTATCGGAAGTCTATCCTACGTACTTTAGCCCCTCACAGGCTCCACAAGGCTCTGTGCTGGTCGTAGAGCCTCAAGTAATACGTGAGTATGACTATAGGTTTATAAGGCCTCCTATGGCTCCCTACGAGCTTACAGAGCATCAGTATTCAAAGAGGTTATGGATATGTTAGCAGAATTAGCAATAGCTAATGCAGCATTTAAGGTAATCAAGACTACCCTGAGTAACGGGAGAGAGATCGCAGATGCTGGAGCAGCCCTAGGTAAATACTTTGGTGCTGAGAAGACAATACAGAAGCAAGTGGCTAACGGCTCAGGTAACGTATTGGAAGCATTTCAAGCTAAGGAGCAACTAGCTAGACAGGAAGAAGAACTTAAGTTCATGTTGAACAAGCAAAGGCTCCAAGGATATAGTGATTTTCTTAAGTTTAAAGCACAGTACACTAGGGACTTAAAAGAAACTAAACAAGCGGAAATACGTAAAAAAGCAGCAAGAGCTAAAGCATTACAAGATAATCTATCCATAGCTATAAAAGTAGGCTTAGGGTTTATTGTTATTATGGCTGGTTTGTTAGGTGCAGCTATTTACATTAAAGGATACTACTAGGCATGGAAAACTTAACTCAAAAACAGAAAGAAGAGATAGCTGAACTGGCTGCTGATAAAGCGTATGACAGATTCTATCTTGCCGTAGGTAAATCAGTGACTAAGAAGCTAATGTGGGTTATAGGTGCAGGTGCATTTGCTGTTTGGTTATACTTTAATGGAGATATGTAATGCCAGATGCTAAACTAACTAAATTAGGACTAACAGCTTACAACAAACCTAAGCGTACACCTAGCCACCCTAAGAAGTCTCATGTAGTGGTAGCTAAAGAAGGTGGAGTAACAAAGACTATACGCTTTGGTCAACAGGGAGTTACTGGAGATAAGACTAAAACAAAACGATCTGACTCATTTAAAGCTAGGCATGGCAAGAACATAGCCAAAGGTAAGATGTCAGCGGCTTATTGGGCAAATCGTGAAAAATGGTGAGAGGTAGTACAGCATGGGCATATTAAGTAGTTTATTCAGTGGTGGTAGTGGTGTTGCACAGCCTATAGAAGCCATTGGTAACATTATAGACAGTGTGTTTACATCAGATGAAGAGAGAGCACAAGGCGAACTACTTAAGCAAAAGTTAGCTATGCGGCCCTCTATGATGCAAGCGGAGATTATGAAGGTACAGGCTAATCACAGGTCTACCTTTGTTGCAGGAGCTAGACCCTTTCTCATGTGGGTATGTGGCCTAGGTTTCTTGTTTGCATTTGTTATTAACCCTGTCCTACAATGGATAGCACCAGAGCTAGGTAGCCCTGAGTTACCCTTAGACGCTATGCTTGAACTTACGTTAGCAATGCTTGGCCTTGCAGGTCTTAGAACAGTAGAAAAATTAAATGGTAAAGCCACATGAAGACACATAAAGAGATGGTAAACAACGTACTTGTGAGGCTACGGGAACGTGAGGTTGACAGTGTTAATGAGAATAGTTACTCAAAGTTAATTAGTTTATTTATTAATGATGCTAAGGAGTTTGTTGAGTCAGCGTGGAATTGGTCTGTTCTTAGGCAAACATTGACTGTAGTTACTCAAGATGGTGTATTTAACTATGTGCTTACTGACTCAGGTAATAACGTAGCTATACTAGACGTAGTTAACTTAACATCTAATACGTTCTTAAAGTATAAAGACCCACACTGGTTTAACAATGTATTTCTTAACAACACACCAGCCGAAGGTAACCCTGACTACTACGTATTTAATGGCGTGAGT